TAGAACTAAACCAAAGATTGTTCCTAGGATAAATGCTTTCATATTAATTCCCCATTGATACACGTAATTGACGTGCTGCATTCATAGATCGTTTGTCAACTTGAACTGTAACAACAACGTACTTTGTATCTGATGAAATTTTACGCTCAACAACATAGACACCCTTTAAGATACCATTAGATTCAACTGAGATCTTTTCGATAATCTCTTCAGCGATATTTGCTGCACGTTGTTTACTTGAAACATCATCTTCCGAAACATTCTTTGATAGGGATTTGGTAATCGCATCATTGGTTGTTTTGGATTTTAGATCTTGATTAATAAACTCAACGATATTTCGTTTTGCTCGCATATGAGCCACGTTCATACCTTGTTCAAGACCAGCGTCAACATTGATAGGTACTGCTGATGTTGCAGAAGATTTAAGTGATTCCCATTCACCTTTGTCGTTGAATGTTACTTCAACCTTACCAAAGTCTTGAGTAAACTTAACTGCTTCTGATGATGGCGTATCTAATGCTACCTTTGTTGTACTACACGCAGATAACGCTAGAACTGCTGCTACTAAAATCAATTTTTTCATAATATATTATTCCAATGTTAATGAATACACTACTGCATTCGGTTTGTTGTATGCTTCTATTACACGATCCCGCATATTAGGATCTGACAATTTGAAACCAAGTCTACTTGATGACTTAGGATCAACTTGTTGTAACACATTAGACTGAGTGTTCTTATCTAAGAGAACAATCGATCTATCTTCAACTGGAACTGCAGGGATTGGTGTGACTACAACTGGCGAATTGCTCGCAAGCATCACAGGTTTTGATTTGAGTTTTGCAAAGTCGTTATCGAACTTCGCCCACTCAGAATTGAAGTCAAGAGCCATTGCATTAGTTGCAACGAAACATAACAATATCACAGGTTTCATAATAAATCCTCCATAGTATTATTATACTACAGAATTTGATTAAAGTCAAGTCATTTTTGATTTTATTTTTGCAATAACATTAACTGCAGCTTTCATTCCTTCTTTCTCCATCATATCATCAAACAATTCTTCTCTTGCAAGTTGAATGTTGTTTAATACTATCATGGCTTCTCGTTCGTCCATGGAGTTGAGCATCATTTTGAACTCATCCTCTTCTAGACTTAGAAGGAATAAAATAAAATCTCTGTCGTCGTCTTCAAGATGTCGCACTTTCTTTGGCTTTCTTCTCTAATGGAGGAATGAACCCAGCATCAGTTACCAATTTTCGTGTAATCTTTGGATATTTTTTATGTAGTGTCTGGTCTTTAATCGCGATCAAGACTTCTGCTTCAGTAGGATGGCACCCCTCAAGCATAGAGATAAACAATCCCTCACGCTTCAATGGTAACAAATCCGCTCTACAGAAAATATATAACCTGCGCATTTCGCTGAACATATTTGTTGGTGTCATACCCAATGGCTCATCTGCAGGTTTGTATGGTGGTGTACCCTCAGGAAGAATCATTTTCTTTGAGGGGTCGAACGCATATTCAAAAATCAATTTCAATACAGCATCACCTTTATAAATGTCAATTGCTTTAGGATCATCATTGATCTGTTTGAGCATTTCAGTTACATACTTACGCATATTAAAAGTCCTCTAGTTCATCTAACAATAAACGACATTTGTGGTCAATGAGATATTGCATAATAGCCATCTTATCGCCTGTCGGTTTATTATTTAGGTATGAATCAATAATGGTTTTGGAAACATCATCTGGAATAAAATCAAAGTCAACAAGAGTTGCATTACGATGCCAGTTGCGACGTTCGTCGTCATTTTTGCAAGCAATGAAGCCATTGGTAAAGAATTCTTGAAGACGTTTTGCGCTCATTGGTTTTTGGCGTTCACCAATCATAAACACATCATCTTTACTTAGAATGTTTGGTACTCCGTCACCAGTATCACCTTTGACGATATGCTCAATCTTGTGTTCAATGATTTCTTGTTTTGTTGCAGTAACATACTTCTTCTGCATTGGCGACCACTGCTTTACGTTTGGGTAAAGTTGTAGCTGTTTAAAGTCTTTATCAGAAGACAGAATTAGAACTTTTTGTGATTCTTCAACTAGACCTGTTTGAATCAATTCATTATCCTGAACATACTTGGTCATGACTGCAATAATATCGTCTGCTTCAGCACGATCGATATGAAGAACCTTATATGGAAAATGCGTGGCAAGATCGATACGCATCTCCGATAGAGTATCAAAGATTAACCCCCAATCAAGATCAGATTTCTCTCGGTTGCTTTTACGCATACCTTTGTAGTACTCAAAGAATTCTTTGCGCCAGTATTTACGCCCATCGCAACAGATAACAAGGTCACCATATTCTTTGCCATACTTTTTCTTGTATGACTTGATTGTGGATAGTGTTACATGACGAATAAGATTCTTGACCTCAGACTCAGTACCCTTCAACTCGCGTTGGAATGTCAAAATGGCTGCAAGAGCAACTTGCGAATAATCAATTAGAATCATTATTTTGTCTCTGGTCAGTTATGGATAAAAACATAGCATTACAATATCTTCCGTGACCAGATAGTTTCTGATCAATTTTAGATTTAATTTCTTTTGCTTGATGCATAGTAGAAGATAGAATTACTACAGTTCTATTATGTTTTGGTTCAATGGTAGCTTCTTTATTTGAATTACATGAATAAACTACTAATTCACCACCTTCAAATTGTTTTGGCTCAGTGAAAAAATAATTTAAAATAGTAAAGAAAAACGCATCTTTGTGTGGTTTATAATATTGAGAATTTTCATAGTAAGAAACTAAATGGCATCTAGAGTTACAATCAAACAAACTCTTGAACATTGTATTATATTCTAGTAATTTATTTCTAAATTCTTGCTGACCAGTTTGTTTCATACCATGCGATATTAATGCAGAATGTTTCCAGTTCTTGAAAACATCTTCTAAGAATATACCATTCTTTGACGTTAGAATTTCTCCATTACCCTCAGCTGCTTTTAATTTAGATTCATCTACCATTACAGATGGTTTAGTCAACCATTTCAACTCTAACATAATTTCTTTAAGTTGTTCTTCAGTATAGAAGTTATCAATAACAACTGCATCTATACCATCTGCAATATAATTAAATTCCATTAAAATGCGCCAAGGATAATAGTTTCTTCATTAATACGACCATTCGGTTGCGATGGTTTAGTCTTAAGTGTTTTTAAAGCATTTGTCAAAGCACGTTTACCCATAGCAAGTCCTTTGAAGAATTCTTCTGGCTTACGTAGGGTATATGCTTTAGATTCAGCAAGAGAGATACCAATAATAGTAGTTCCTTTCACAGAAACAGTACCATTCTCTGCTCGATAAACACCCACACGACGATACTTAGTATTGTAAAACCAAACCTCACTAGATCCAATTATACCTGTTGGGCTAACAGACTTCAATTCAAGTTCTGGAAACTCTCGCATGAACTTCATTTTAGCAGTCATCTTAGTAGGTGACACTGGTTTCAACTTTCTTGGAGCACGATTGGCTTTGGCAGTTTGAACCATTTGTTGACAGTCAGCAATAATCGCTTCGACAAACTCAGCAAACTTCTTGAGTTCACGTTTATTAAAATGCGAGTAACCTTCTACCAACTGTTCATCTTCGCCTTCAATCGCTTCTCTAATTTCTTCGGCAGTATGCACAAACAACTCTCCAATGCGTTTAGCAATCGGTCCAGCCACTTGATTCGAAAGCAAATAATTCTTTGTTGAAAACTCGGACTTGCAACCATTGAGCACAAAGTCATCAATCGCTCCTTCAATTTCACCAGCCAAGTCATGGGCTTTCTCTTCCATTCTTTGTTGAATTGATATTACATTAGATGGAGCAGCAGCTTTTGCAGCGTCAGCATCTTTCTTATCTTGTTTGTCCTGAGACTTTTGACGTGTTTTAATTTGAGTCAATAGTTTGTCAGTATTAGTATCTAAGTGTTTCTGTTCAGCTTCCTGCAATACAGAACCCATATCAACCATTCGAGCGAGGACGCCAGCAGTGCGGAAATGTGCTTCGTCAACTTTAAGAAGTTCAACAGCGATTTTCTTGTCAATTTTAGCATAGTGTGAGATGAACCACTTCTTCTTTTCTTTATCATCACTATGAGAATTATAGTAATTCAAATTAAGAATAAGATCACGCATGTAGTTATCTACAGAGAGAATTCGCTCATCTCCCTTCATTGCTGCAGTTGCACGTTCAGTTTTTTCGCGACGCTTTGCCGAATTGACAGCCATTATATATCCTTATTTTTTAAAAGAAACACCAGTAGAACCACCTACTACACCACCAAGAACTAGAGCAGCAAGCCAAGTGTCAAAGCCGATTGGAATGGCAAGTACTGGAAATAGTGTATTCAATGACCAGATAGTTGCAATTGGTGCAAGAATAATAAGCAGAACAATAAAAATAATTGGGAATAGATAGTTCATAGTGTAAATTCCACTTTAGTTACTGAGTCCCAGCGGAAAGATCTCCACTCGGATTTTTCTGTGTCAAAGACCCGAACTGCGGATCCATCAGACGTGCTAGGCGACCCTGTTGTCTTTGGGATTTTGTCTGCAGGGATTCTGCCTTCAATAAGGGTACATTGCATGGCTCTTTCACTACCATCTTTCTTGGTGAAAGTAACGCACAGATCTTTGACGTTTTCATCGTGTAGAACTCCTAGTGTCCATGTTTTAAACTCTTCGAATTCTTTATCATTTTTGAATACTGTTTGCATTATCAATTTCCTTTTTCAAATCTTCAATCATTGGACCAAAGAATGATGTGAATTCTTTGGTGTCATAAAATGTAGTATAACCACTATCAGTTAGAATAGATCCATCTTCTTTAAGAGAAGTCTGTTTGATTGAGAACTCAACCAAATCATATGGGCGACTTTTAACTGTAATCTTTCGTGTTAGTCCATTACGAACCAATTCATATTCATAATCCATCTTGCATTACCTTCCTGTGTTTAGGTTGACGTATATACTTGACCTTGGACTCCACAGTACGCATACGGTACTTTGGTGTTCGCAAATCTTTTGCGATTAGATTTCTTGGTCTCATAGTCTTATTATACACGTTAATCTCTTACAAAGCAAATTGTTTTAACAGTTCTTTTGCATCGGTTGTATCAAGAGTTGTGTTGTCAAGTTCTGCCATAATGATAAGACGTTGCAACAACTCGGCTTCCTTTTGCAAATGTTCATCCAAAGAATGATACCATTCAAAGTAATCATCTTCAGAATCTAAATTCCACATGATATTCAGCATGCGCTTTTGACGCTTGGTTATGCCATTGATTGTAATTTCACTCATACAGTTTCCTTAAAAATACTGGACCATGTTTGAAGTTTCATCATCTTCTCACTCTTTGCGGTCATTACAGCTGACTCGCTAACCATACCTGAATCAATCAGTAGGTCAATCATACACATTAGATCACCAATTTCTTCTTCTAGGTGTTCGCGATTGGAGACACCTTTGTGATGGTCTTCCATACCGAACCTAAAAACTTTACTGATGGCTTGCGTAACTTCAGCACACTCTTCTTGTGTAATCAAGAGAATCTCCCGATTCGCTTCATTAATTTCATGCATCTTCATAAACTTATTCACTGGTTACCTCATTCCATCTTTCTTCAACAATTTCATTAACAAACTCAACTGGGCAACTACAATAATTCGCTATCTCTTCACAAGACCACTTAGTAGTGTCAAGAAGGTAATTAATATTTTCCCAAAGATCTTTCATCGCAGCCATATAAACCTCACTTTTTCATCATTTATACAACTATTATACCCCACTTCGCAATGAAAGTAAAGCGAAATGTTGTAATCCCCGCAACAAGTGAGGGGATTCGTAAGTTGTTGCTACAGAAGGGTTATTTAGAGGAAAACAGTCGGTCTATGAAGTGAGCCTCAAACATCCGATCAATTTTGCGCCCAAGAGCAGGATGCAAGACTAGCAACATTTGCAAAGTGATAAAGATAGATAATGTGCAAACTACCCAAAGAGCACCCATAATGGGTATAGTTATAAATGCCAGTAGCCAAGCAAGGATCTGACAAAGTTTCAACAGGATTTTATATAGCGAGTGCATCATTCCACCAATTCATTTACAAAGTTTAATAGTAAGTCATGATGTCGTCCACCATGATATTTCTTATTTATATACTGCCAAGGTTTCTCATACCAATATTTTGGTGCTTCTAGATGACAACCGATAATGCCGATGTTACCTTGGATGATTGCCATGGGATCTCCATTGGCATAACGTGCAATTGTTTTGAATTTTGTTTCATCACCAATTAGTGCACAACCATCATAGAAGTACATATCTTCTTGTTGATCTTTCCATGTGACTGAAGCTACTGTTCCGTAGCTTCTTTTTATGTCAGCGTTTGGTTGCTTTATATATTGAACAGGATTGACATCATCAAGTACATCGAAATAACGACTTCCAGCCCAATAAGCACCCATGCAGATGCCAAGATAATGGCCACCACCATCCAAGAATCTGGCGATTCGATTCGCTCTGGTTCTAGTGAAGAAATTAGGATATGAGTCGCTATCCCCAATCCCGCCAGGAAAAGCAATAACATCAATATGGTCAAAGAAATTATCATCATCTAACTCCTTCTCTTCGAATATTCGAATTTGGTACTCAGAGGATAACGCATGCACCATTGCATATGCGCAATCCGTAGAACATTCTGGATGTCGCATAAACAGTGCGAGGTGTTTCATGTTTTGTTTACTAAATTTTCTTTAAATATTTTCCAAGCATTATCCCATGTCCAACGCTGACTACCTTCTAAAACTCTTTCTCTACTTAATTGCAAACATCCATCAACAGCGTGTTTTAAGTTTTCGTTCATGAAACCAGTTTCCGCTTGATCAATAACATCAAGTGGACCATCACAAGGAAACGCAGCAACTGGAGTACCACAAGCCATGGCTTCAATCATTACAATACCAAAAGTTTCCCAACGAGATGGAAACACAAATACTTCTGCGTTGGCATAATATCGTGCCAGATCTACGCCAGTCTTAAACCCCGTAAAATGGACACTAGGATATTGTTTCTTATAAGTTTCAAGCATTGGTCCATCGCCTACCATTATCTTTTGATATCCAGGATACTCTAACTCAAAAAATGCTTCTAAATTCTTTTCTTTACTCACACGACTGACACACAGCAAATATTTTGCTAGTAATTCTTCTCTAAGGTTAGGTGTAAAGATTTCTCTATCAACACCACGAGTCCAAGGGATAACTTCTCCATCGAACCCATGTGCTTTTAAATCCTTGACCATTGTGTCAGTGGTAGTTAAAACCTTACCACTATGCTTATGAAACCAACGAACAAATAACCAAGTGATCCATTCTGGTATACCAAATAACTTTTTTAAACCTTCAGGAAACTTAGTATGGTAAGCAGTATTGTGCCTAATATTATGTTTTGAAAGATATGCTCTAGCCCACAAACCCAAAGTACCTTCTGTGGCGATGTGGATATGATCTGGATTAATCGCCTCGATCTTCTTCCAAATTTTCCACGGGAAGGTAATCTTGACTTCGTTGTAGCCAGGACAATCAACATAGCGGAAGCACCTGGGATCAACATAATCCACAGTATAACCATCGCGAATCGCGCATGCTTCAATATTCTTGTAGGTCGTAACGACACCATTGATTTGATCAGGTAAGTTATCAGTTACAATTAAAATCTTTTTGGTCATCGAACTACTTGAGTATGTTTATGCTTTAGTGATTTCTTCAATGCTTTCAACCACATCTTCTTTTCTTTGATCTTGTCGTGGCTCACGCACGCTTGATACATCTTCTTTACTATCTTGCGAACTTTCATGGTCGTTCTCCTTGGTCCAAGTTATAATTTCCCATTTACCGTCATGATGCTCAACAAGAGCAGTACATGACTCAACCCAGTCACCATCATTCATATATATCACGCCATCGATCTCTTTGATTTCAGCATGATGTATATGACCACAGATGACTCCATCGTATCCTCGCTTCTTACAATAACCAGCAAGATTACGTTCAAACTGAAACATAAAGTCAGATGCTTTCTTTACTTTATGTTTTAGGTATTTACTCAGCGACCAATACCCAAATCCAAATTTATGACGAACCCAATTAAATTTACCGTTCCAATCAAGAACTAGATCGTATAGTTTATCACCAAGGAATGCAAGCCATGGAGCAAGGCGAGTGATACCATCAAATAGATCGCCATGCGTTATTAGATAATGTTTACCATCTGCGCCGATATGTTCTGTTTGATTTTTAATTTCAATCAGACCGAAAGAAAATCCGTATGGGATCATCGGTCTTAAGAATTCATCATGATTACCTGCAACGTATATAACCCTTGTGCCACGTTTAGCGTGACCAAGGATTCTACGAACTACATTAGTATGAGATTGTTTCCAACGCCACTTGTTCTGCTGAATTTTCCAAGCATCAATAATATCTCCAACCAAATAGAGAGTATCACACGTATTATGTTTAAGGAAATTATTTAACTTAGCTGCTTGACAATCACGAGTACCTAAGTGAACATCACTTATGAATATCGTGCGGTATTTCATACACTAAACGAACTACCACAACCGCATGTAGATTGCGCATTTGGATTGGTTATAACAAACTGTGAGCCTTGAATATCTTCCTTATAGTCAACAGTTGCTCCTGTTAGATATTGCATGCTCATGGAATCTATTAGTAGTTTAGTTTTGTCAAGAGGTATTTCGAAGTCGTCTTCGTTCATTACCTCATCGAATGTAAACCCATAACTCATTCCGCTACATCCACCACCTTGCACGAATGTTCTTAAAAACATGTCAGGATTATTCTCTTCTGCAAAAAGATCTAGAATTTTTGCTTTTGCTGATTCTGTTATTGTTAGCATTTTATACTCTGAAACTTTCTCCGCATCCACATCGGTCTCTTTCGTTTGGGTTACTAAAATCAAATCCTTCATTGAGTCCATTACGAACCCAATCCATGGTTAATCCATTTAGATAAGCATCACTCTTTGCGTCCACAAGAACTGCAAAATCCTTTTGAGCGTAGTTAGTCACACCAACTTCATACTCTATACTATCTACATATTCCATGGTATATGCTAGACCACTGCAACCAGTAGTCCTTACACCAAGTCGAATGCCAACTCCTTTGCCACGTTTCTTGAGTTGAGATTTAACTTTCTCGTATGCTTTTTCGGTAAGCGTTATCATATATTAAGTTAGTACAACAGCAATAAAAGCCAGCATAAACATCAGCACTGCTGCTACAATAGGTAACACAAAGTGTATATGCTTAACCACATCTTCTACTGGGTCTCTATTCTCTTGGTTCATTTTTTTGTTTATAATCTATTATCGCTGCTTTAATTGCATCTTCTGCAAGTATAGAGCAGTGAATCTTAACTGGAGGTAATGCTAGTTCTTCAGCGATTTCAGAGTTTTTAAGTTTAGCAGCAGCATCAATGTGCATACCCTTAACCATCTCTGTAACCAAAGACGAACTGGCGATTGCTGAACCACAGCCATATGTCTTGAAACGAGCATCTCTAATAATACCATCACTATCTACCTGTATTTGTAATTTCATCACATCACCACATGCTGGTGCACCAACCATACCAGTACCAACTGTTGGATCGTTTTTGTCTAGAGAACCCACATTACGTGGATTTTCATAGTGATCAATAACTTTTTGTGAATATGCCATTTTAATTTCCTATTATATAATCTTTGGTTTTGTGCCAGCACCTATGATACAAGCAATTTCTTTGCCCTTTTTCAGTAGTGTCCAGTTACCATCTTTATCTTCCCATAACGAATATACGGAACCATCTGCTATATCTAATCCAGTCCAACTTAATTTTTCTTGTTGAGTCTCAGAAAGAAATTTTATTATTGGCATTACTGGTCCACAAGTTACTTGATAGTTGTATGTAAATGCCTGAGCGTATACATTCAGTGAAAAAGTAAACAGTAATAATGCTAATGTTTTCATAACTTAATTTGATGTTCTACCCATATCAAAAATGTAGTAATTATAATAGTTAAAATTAGAACTATTTGCGCTAGTCTCATATTTTATACAATTTTAAAAAGTATGTTATTAATGCTGCTGTAGTTAAACACCAACAAAAAAGATCAATTTGTTTATGTCTGTCTATATCCATTGCTGTTAATTCTGCTTGACGCTCTTTTTCCATTATATTTTTTTCTGCTTCAACTTTATTCCAAGCATCTTTACCATACTTACGAATAGTGTCAGCTTTTAGTTTAGCAAGTTCTTGCTCATGTCTAAAATTAGATTCAAACTTCTCAAGTGCTCTAACTTCTAGTGATGCTTTACGAGCAGTCTCAGCTAGTCTAGCTGCAACACGATTCTTATGTTCTTTCTGTACAGTTGCTTCCATATCAGCTTGTTGATCGGAAACAACAGAACCAAGGTCTTTACCTATTTTCTGCGCTTCTTTTAACGTAGTGGAAGCAGTCTTTATTGTCTCTAGCATTTTGGTGATTAATCACTCTTTTTGTTATGTTATATTTAGCGTCCAATATATTGTTTGGGTTGTGCTTCCATTCTTCTTTGCTGTTCAGTTTTAGGAACAAAATCAGTTCCTAGATGTGGGTACTTTTGTATTCTATCTTGCACCACAAACCACAGTATAATCATAGAAAAAACAAGTGCGCCCATAAACATGCCAAACCACTTAGCAAATGTTTTAAAATTCTTAACCAGTTTAGCATGTTCTCTGTCATGCTGCATTTGTACTTGAATATGACGCTTCAATGCTTCAGACTGTCTTGCGTTTATTATCTTAGACTGCTGTAGAACTTCTGTCCATAGTGCACCCAACTCTGGTGGGCTTTGATATATCATTACCTCACGCAACTCAACTTCCATCTGCTCAAGTTTCTTTTTCATTAGTACTCGTTGCAGAGCACGCTTACCTACAGAATCATCACCTGTGTATAAATCATATGATCTTTTTTCTTCAGCTTCAAATACTGCTATACACTTTGCTTGATTATCAAAGAAAGCACCAAGATGTTGACCCAACTCAAAATAAACATCACCTGAGTCTTTCTTGTTTAATTCTTTTACTCTGGCTTTTTCTTCATTAAGTTGTTTGACTGCTGCAGGTGGTGGCGTCTTTCCCTTTTCTGCATACATACCATGGAACTGTGTATCCAGATCCTTGAGCACTTCCCTTATATCTCCAGCTGCGCCTTTGATATCTTTGTATAATTTACATCCAGCTTTGATCGCAGAAACTGCACCATTGGCCAATGCAAAGAGTGTTAGGGGATCCATCTATTCACCCTCTTTCGCCACTCTAAACAAACTACACGACGTTCATAAACATCACCAGTCCATGTCCATCGTACACATTCCCATTCTGGCCATTTCTTGACAGGTTCTTGCGCCAGTGCTAGTAATAAGATCCAATCATACATTTACTTAGATCCTTTGGCGTATTCTTCTCGTTCTTTTCTTTCTCTGTCAATACGTTCTTTTGCTTGGCGGTATAAAACTAAATTTCTTGCTTCCACCTTTTGTTCATATATTCGCTTTTCTTCCATCTGACCATAAACGCCAACCCCAACCATGGCCATACAGAAAACAACAAGTGACCCTGCTAGAAAATACATAGCGAGCATAAGCATGTCCGCCATTTTCTTTTTATGTGCTAATTGTCGTTTTTCTTCGTCACGTTCAGCTTCCGCACGTTCTTTGAAAAGTCTAGTGCGTTCCTTAATCATTTGTTCCCAGATCTCAGGCTTACCTAATTGCCAAAGAATCATGTCTTTGAGGTCACGCTCAGCTTGTCTTAGAGCATCGCTGTGCATAGCGATTTGTAAGGCTTCTCTTCCTAACTCTGCGTCTGTTTTTCCAAGACGAGAACCTTTGGCTTTTTGTTTTATTCGTTCGCGATGTATAGCATCTGAGGATTCAAAAAACTTACTAAACTGTCCTACTAGACTGTTTATGTCTTTACCTAGTGCTATGGCTTGTTTGATGTGGCTGACAGCTGATTGAGCAGCAGCAAATGCCAGCCCAATAGTGATGGGATCCACCGCATTCTCCTAAACCAGTATAGTAGTATTACAAACTATTTAGGTTTTTTGTCTTGCAGTTCGTCTACTTCTTTTTCGATGGTTTTGACGCCAATGCTTGAGAAAACTTCTTTGGCTTTATTTAGAAATGATTGGGTTTTTTGAGGTAGTGACTCATCACGTTTTTCAAGACGATTATATAGATTAGGTTCCCAATCTTTACCTTCATCAACAGTGATATTTAATTCTTCATCAGTAACTTCTGCTGGAGAATATCCAACTGTAGTTTGTTCAACTACAGTTTCTTCAGGTTTAATACTAACACGCAGTTCTTCCCAGACTGGGATTTCATCGTTTATATTAACTTGAATTGGTTCAATTATTTCTGTTTTATTAATTTCTTCAGGTACAGGTGGTAACTCACCTTCATCAATAAAAACTTCTTTTGGTGTAGTTTCTTCTCTGTTACGTTTTTGTTGCCAGTTTGCTGCCACTAACAATAAGACGGCTAGTGGATCAAATACTATAACAATCAGAATGATAACCCAACGAACTGCTTTTTCTAATACATCAACTTCTGGGTTATCTCCATAAAGAAGTGCAGCAATATATTTTATTGGACCGACTTCGGCTTCGACTTTACGGACTTCGCTGGCGATTGGCGCACGTTCTTCGTTGTACTTGGCGATCTTGGTTTGCGCTGCACCGATTTCGTTGAGGATTCTAACTCTGTCTTTTTGCTGGGCTCTTCGGATAACGATGGAGCGATCTGCTCCACTGGCTTCGGTAGTTCTGCTGAGGGTTTGATCAACTTGAGCATCCAGTTGAGTAAGTTCTTTACGATTTGCATTGATATTCTCCTTTTCGGTTTTAATCTTTTCATCTATTAGCGCAAGTTTTGATTGCACATCACCAGTTGGTATTGCTTGATCCAGATGAGCCTTTGATAGATAACCAAAGATACCCATTGAAGTTAACAACATTAAAATAACCAAAGCTGAAGTAAAGTAATACTTCATTAGCCTTGGCACTTCTTTCCAATTTTGATAAATCCAAGATGCTACTACAAGTTTAGAAATCTCTAGTAGTGTTCCCATAATGAAAATAGGAATGGCTGCAGCTGCGAAAATCGCAACCAGTCCCATGATAGAATAGTAAGCAGCACAAGCAGATAATGCTAATGCTGTTCCGAATAGTAGATATGTCATAGTTTGTTTTTTATATGAGAACCATGAACACGAACAGATATCTGCCCATTATAGTATTCGTCCGATTCTAATACTTTTCTCCCGAATTGCTCTCGTGCTTCAACATATGAACACTCAGCTTTTGATTTACAATAAAAAAGAATCTCTCGAGTAAAGTTATCTTTACCCAGAGCCTCAACATCTTTATTTAGTTCTATACTTGACCCATAGTATTCAATCCAGTCGGAATCAATTTTACTACGTATCTTTTTCTTCTTCTTTACGCCATTCTTTTGTGTTATAGTTTTGTAAGTAGTTTTAGCAAACTTGGCTAGTTTCTTACCGATATACATACGCTGATTGGCTTTGTTCGTAATTAAATAAACAAAGCCAACGCAGTCTTCGGGTAACTCTTCAACTATTATATTATTATATGTCCATGTCATGAAGACTATTTAGTCTTCTTCGTCAAACCCTTCTTCTTCGTAGATATCAGAACCACATAATGGGCAATGAACAATATCTTCGAAATTAAAGTCATCACCCTTTACAGTAATCTTACCTTCAGCATTACAATGATTACATTGAAATTGTTTAACTATCATGCTGCCTTACCCCATACATCATTCCATGAACCAGACAATGCACCTTTTGCATAATCAGTAACTCGGTTTTCAAAGAAGTTTCCGTGTACTGGTGCGTTAATCATTTCTTCAACCCATGGTAGTGGATTCTTCTTAACTTTAAATATACCTTTCATACCAAGACTAATTAATCTACGATCAGCAATGTAACGAATATATTTCTTAACATCTTCTGCAGACAACTCACGCATTTCTGCGCCTTGATAGCAAAGATCAATGAATTTGTCTTCTAGTTCAACCATCTTTTCAGCAATGGTATAAATCTTTCCTTTAAGTTCATCATTCCAGATTTCATTGTTCTCTTTGATAAACTCTTTAAACAAACGAATCATATTCTCTGAGTGCATTGTTTCATCAACAATAGACCACGTAACAATTTGACCCATTCCCTTCATCATACCATGACGAGGAAAGTTTAATAACATAATGAATGAGGAGAACAACTGCATCCCTTCAGTGAAAGCACTGAACACGGCGATGTGGGTTGCAGTTGAAGCCAATGTTCCATTTTTGGAACTGAGTTCGGTAACATAATCGTGCTTATCCTTCATCTCTTGATATTCAAGAAACTCATTGTAAGTTGATTCAGGCATACCTAGTGTTTCAATTAGGTGGCTATAAGCAGCAATGTGTAATGCTTCACGAGCAGCAAAACCCATAAGCATCATACGAATCTCAGGCTGAGGGAAATAAGGAAGATAGTTGTTAACATAACCACCAGCTACATCAATATCACCTTGCGTAAAGAATCGGAAGATATTTGTAAGAAATTGTTTTTCTTCGTTAGTTAATTTTTTCTTCCAGTCTTTAACATCTTCTGCCATTGGTACTTCTGAATGTAACCAATGGGCTTGTTCATGTTTTAACCACGCATCATATGCCCATGGATAGTTGAATGGTTTAAAATATTCACGTTGGTCTGTTAAATTGTTTTTTGTTTTTGTAGTCATTTTGGAGTCTCGTGTGGTTTTATAAGATATTCTTGGTCTTCCCAAGGCTCTTTGAATTTAAATTTAAATGCTATGCTAATTCTCTGAGATGTGCAATATACGGATGGCTCTAGTGCACAATGGTTCATTCTTGAATTAAACATAACAGCTGAATTTGTTTTTGGAAAAAAGGTATTAGTAACATTTTGTTTGGTATCATCTGTAAAGAATAGATTACCACCATAAATTGGTTTCCAATCTCTATGTAAAAAATATACTAATGACCCATACCTACCTTTACTACTATCTGTAATGTCTTTATGAATCCAACCAGATTGACCATGGGCTTGGCCATTACCATAAAGTCTAAGCGATCTTATGTTATTCTGTAAGAACATTTCTGTTTTTATTTTAAATAATTGACGCATCCAACCAGCACCTTCTAAATTTTTATACCAGAACATTCTAGGTATATCATTTGGTTCTGATTCCTCAGTAACAGCATGACCTGTCAATTCCCAGTGCCATTGATCAAATTCTATCCAAAGGGAATCATAATCTTCTTGTGTAAGAAAATTATCCCAATAATAGATCTGATCAATATTGTCAATCTTTGTCATATTACCCCTCACATGCCAAACAATCATTACCTTCTGTTAGTGCGTGGAGGTCAATCTCTTTAATGACTTCTCTTTCGATACGCTTCGATACTTTGTCTGCCTTAGCAATCTTGTCACTACGGCAGTAGTACATTGTTTTCAATCCTTGCTTCCATGCTTGGAAGTGAACGGCATGAATATACTTGATATGACTATCTGGTCTAAAGAAAACATTCAACGACTGGGCTTGGTCTATATATACTTGCCTGTCTGCTGCATGTTGGACGACCCAACGCTGGTCGATTTCCATAGAAGTTTTGAAAACATCTTTTGACCAGTCGTCCATCCAATCCAAGTGCTGAACTGAACCATCGTTCGCAATAATGCTTGACCATACTTCATCTGACCAACCTTCTTTATGATTGACTGCTTCCTTTTGAATAATCGCATCAAGCCACCTGTTCTTATTTAAATGGGATCCTGATAGAGTGTCTTGACGATAAGCATTAGCACGATAAGGTTCAATGCTAGGAGAAGTATTACCCATAAGAATGGAAGAACTAGCATTAGGAGCAATAGCCATAAGATGACTAAACCTATTCCCAGTACCCACTGCATCAGGTGCTTCACCTCGTTCCAATCCAAGTTTCTTATTTGCTTCATCTAATTGTCCTCTAATGTGCGCAAAGATTTGTTTGTTCCTTCCGACTGCGATGCTTGATTCCCACGGCAAGTTATTTCGTTGTAGATAAGCATGCCAACCCAAAGCACCGATACCAATGCTGCGCTCACGAGTGGCAGAATACCTTGCACGCTTAATGGTGGAAGGCGCATTAGAAATAAAATACTCCAGAACATTGTCGAGCATTTCAGCAATATCAGCAAGGAACAAAGGATCAGATTTCCATTCATCATAGTACTCTAAGTTTAATGAAGACAAACAACAAACAGCAGTGCGCTTTTCGTTTGTTGGCAAAATAATTTCCGAACAAAGATTAGATTGGTGAATCTTCAAGCCTTTGTCTTTTAACCATTGTGGCATCTGACGATTTGATTCGTCAATAAAATGTAGATATGGTTCACCTGTCATCATACGCATCTCAAGAATACGTTGCCACAATTCTTTTGCCGATACTGTTTCACGAACTTCGTTTGATGCTGGATCAGTTAGATTCCAAGAGTCATCAAAGTTTGGATCAAGCATAGACTTCTCAATGATTTCCATAAACGCATCTGGGATATTAATACCATGATGCATATTTAGACAACGCATATTCTGGTCGCCTGTCGGCTTGCGCATCTCTAAAAAGTTGATGATGTCTGGATGATCAATAGACAAGTAAGCAGCATAACTGCCACGACGGGTGCGACCCTGACGGTATGCCAAACTAGATGCGTCATACATTTTGAGGTGAGGCATAACGCCAGTACTTTTATCGTCAGCCGAACGAATACCAAAGCCAATCCCAACACCACCGCCCAACATACTAAGCCAATTTGTTTCAGATAGATTATCAACTAGACCCTCCGCTGTATCTTCAATATAATTAAGGAAACATGATATAGGCATACCACGCTTACTGCGACCAAAAGATAAAATGGGAGTAGAATAAGACAACCAATGTTTGCTGCTGTATTCGTATAACCTTTGTGCATGTTCAGGATTACTTCCAAATGTACTTGAAACAAAAGCGAATCTTTCTTGAGGACTCACTTCACCATCCTTCATATAACTTTCTTTTAATCTCAACTTACCCAACTCATCAAACAATTTATCTCGAGTGTAGTCTACCGTTATGCCATGCACAATTTCCATATCTTGCCCTATTATTCTTAATTTATTAATTCATTTGCCAGAGGAAATACCTCAGCAATAACCTTTGCACACTCACGTGCGACTTCTTGGTGTTCTTTTTGTGTGCCATTTGCGGATCTCAATTCTATGAAATGTATCCATGATCGCAATGTACCATTCATGTATAAACGAGAAACAGTAAGTCCTTCTGGCAGTACTGCTCTTGCTTGTTCTTTGGCAATACCGTTGGTAATTGCCCACTCATAAGCATTTTTCGCTTCTTCAATAACTCGCTTCTGTCTTTCTTCCCACCATGCAGCCAATGCTAGATTTTCATTCTCAACGCTATTTTGACGATTCTTCGTATCTTGAAGTCGGGCTTCTCTAAGAACGAAAGATAAGTCTTTGGTTGGATCTGCATATCGTTGGCTAAATTCTTGGAACGAGAAAGATCGGTGGCGCAGCATTTGTCTTGCTATGTCACGAGTAGTTTCAATTTCTAAACAAGCACTAACCATTTCCAGTGGTGACCAATGCTGATGTTTAATTAAATACTTAATTAACTTCTCTGATGTATCTGTGTTGAACTGGTTGCTGGGATTACTAACACGTGCACAGAACGCAACTAACTCCTGTACATCAACCAAACCCTCATCATACATCTCACGAGAGGGTTTGCTATAACTAATCATTCTAACATTCATATTCTCTTCCAAGTACTAAATTTCAATTTGGCTTCTATTCCTTTGAAGGTATTTGTATTTATCGTATCAACAATCTCATCAATCGACATTTTACCATCTAAAATCATATCATTAATATCTTTCTGAATAATATGTTCAGGGAACATACAGACAGAATATCCTGCTTCAATATTCTTTTCAAGAAACTTAGTTATCTCTCGGCTTCTTGGTTCATTGTCCATTACAATTGTTGCGTTAGCAAGTAACTGCCGAATAGTAGGGGTATCAAAACTGGCTCCTGACACAGCGATACAATTCGGTAAAAATAACGAATCAATCGGTCCTTCAACAACATATATACGTTTGCTATAATCCAAGCGATCGAGTCCATAAATTTTCTCCTGTGTTTCATCAACTTTAATAGTATAATACTTAGGTTCTTCTGCACCATATGCTCTGCCTTGAAAAGCAAAACATTTACCCGCAGTTGTAAAGAATGGTATTATCATTCTTGGGTGTTCATCTTTAATTGGTTCTTGGAATTTAGCAGTCACTGAATTAGTAAACGCTTTAAACTTTGGAGCAAAGTATAACAGATGCCACTTATCTTTTGGAATCTTCCTCTTAACCAAATACTGAACTGCAGGATGATTCAATGGCAGTTTGTCCAGACGTGATAAACTTGAAAGTATATCGTCTTCTAGTAATTCTTCTACGGGAGTTTGTATGATGACACTTGTTTGTTTAACGTCTTTGTGATCATGATATTTTGATGCGCCAGCTTTGTAGCGTTCCAAAACATATTCATCATATAATTTCGCATCCACATACTTAATTAGATTACCAAGATTAGTGCCATAACCGCAGTTGTGACACTTTACAAACAACTCTTGCTCGCCACGGTAAATATAACCACGAGCCTTTAGTTTGTTCTTCGAAGAATCTCCACACACTGGACATGAGTAGTTCCAGAGGTAGTCTTTCTTTTGTTTGAAGTTCCTTAGACGAGTGCCAAGGATTTGTGCGTATTTGTTGTCAATATAGAGCATATAGAGTAATTATACCCCATATGCTCTTGCAAAGCAAATATTATTTCATAAATTTTGCAAAGAAATCTAGGTGACCTATTAGGTAACCAACAACAATTGCACCACCAACAATCATCCACTTCCAGCGTTCAAGAAGTTCAATCCTGCTACCAAGACTGTCAATCTTTACGCCCATTGTTGCATGCTGGTCTTCGTCATTTTTTGCCAAGTCATCAATCTTGCGATCGATGTGATCGGTGATCTCACGATTACCTGTAGTAATACGAGAGTGGAGTTCTTTGATGTCTTGTTTCACGGCAGCAACATCCTCTTTTATGCCTTCGACTTGTGCTTCCAATTTGGCTATTCTCTCTTGTGGCAAAAATTCCATGGGTATACTCTTATTTATTATAAATGGATTGTTGCAACTTAATCCATTCTTGTAGTGATTTTAATTGTTCCGCTACTTTGTGGTAGGTTGTGTAGTTTTCTGTGACTGTTGTGGCAACGTCAGAGAGTTTAACTTCGGAGGTTCCTGCATCAATGCTTCTGGTGGAGTCGGGAACTTCATTACGACTGGCACTGTCGTGGAGCACGACGAAACCAGTAGGCACGTCACACTTAGCATCAGCATCTTTAGTGATGTATACTGGTACTTGTTTAATAATTTCATTACCTTTCTCCTTAACGACTTCAATTTTGGTTACGTATTTTGTAATTACTTTAGTAGTAACTTCAGCAGATGCTGTTTCTTTCTTTGCCATTTCTAATTTAACTTCGGCAACTTTGGCTTCCCATTTCTCTTGATTGGAAATACCGCCTTCCATATAAACGCCAAATACCAAAACAATAATTGAAATTACTTGAATTGGTAAAGTGTATTGAGATATGAATGGAACAAACTTAAAAACTATAGAAGCAATTATACCAGCAATGCCAAGTACAACTACTAAATGGAAGATCCAAAATGGTAACCAATCAAGTATCCACATTAGCATATCTCCTTAACTGCCACTGGCTTGCGTCTAACCATCCCCATAATAGGTTTCTTCTTGCCATTTGGATAGATCTTTGGTTCTTGTGTTGACACAGCACCAGAAGTATTATTGGTCGGTGCGCCACCTTCGCCTTCTTCTTTTAGAAATCTACCAACTAGAATTTCTTCTTCAACTAAATGAACATTAGTTTCCATTAGTTTTTTATATTTTGCTTCTAATCCAGAAGTAGTTCTTGAACCACTTTGATAGTTCTCACGAATCAACCAAATTGCAGCAGCCATACTTTTTAATTTATTCTCGCCACCAATCTTATTGATTAGTTTCTTCATGTTAAAAACTAGACGATTTAAATACGTGAATGCGTTACGTTCCGCATCAGTGCTGAATTGATTAGTCTTTCTTAACGTGTTACCCTTTGCATCAATGATACCAAGTTTAAATGCTTCGGTATCAGTGAAGTTAGTAACTAACATGCGGAGCACTTTATATGCTACCACGCCATCTATAATACGGCTCATTAAATTTTCCTTAGTGTGGAGATAACTCTCTCATCTAATACAACTTCTGATAAAGTAATACCATAGTCAACTATATGTTCTGGCATTAAGTTTAGATAAACTAGAAACGTAACTAGGATATCCCAACATTCTTCATCTACTTTATAAAAAAGCATTTTGGTGGTTGCTTCACCAAACAAATTATAAAGAACGATTATATGATTGAGTATTAGTCTTTCTTTTAAATCGCCATTGTTTTTATACCTAGAGATTAATTTCTTAAGATATAAAAACTTTTTTAAATCGTCTTCGAATTCTGCTAAACTATAACACTGCGTATTATCGTAGTGATGCATTGCGTAGATTAGAAAATTCGCTTCATTTAACTTTTCATTCATACCACATTATATCTCTCAAAGGAATGGGAGAACAATTCTCCCATTTACATAACTACTTATTAACTATCAGCAACAGTCGCATCGTCAGCAGCATCACCTGATACACCAACTGCAGTTCCCATAGCAACTAAGCAAATTGCTTTGTAACGAGTTGTGCTTGCAGAATCAGTGTATGTTTTAAGTCTCCACCAACCTGAGTGTGTAATACCCTTTGCTTTGTTTGTAGCAACTGCTGCTTCAGTAGAGTCAACAAAGAATGTTTGCTCTAGTGCTGCTTTACCAGCAGGTGCATTTGCGTTTTGGTAAACAAACTTAGGTGCTTTCTGAATCTTTACGTTAGCAATTGCTAGGGTTGCTGCAGTAGTGCCAGTAAAGTTATCAGCCAAAGTTAATGCTGTGTTAGAAGCGATAGCTGCAACACGATTTTTAGTAGTTGTACCAGAAGTTACAATTACAGTATCACCAACTGATAAGTCGGTTAAGAATGTAGTGCTAACACCAGTAACAGCAGTACTAGCATTTGTTACGCTAACTGTTGTGCCAGCAGATGGTGCTGCCGAATCGATATTTCCCCATAGTGCCATTTTAGTTCTCCTTGAATTGGACTTGTTTTATTTATAAGTTGAGCCAGCTGACTTCAGCTTGGACATTGTTTTACGTGGTTTGTAGGAACCAGTGCTTTGACCAGTTTTACGACCAGCTTTCTCTGGTTTTTTCATGTCATCTTTAGTT